TGGGTGACGATGGGCACCACGGTGTCGATGAGGCCAGACAGCGGGCCGATGAGCCCGCCGATGATGGGGGCGATTTGCGAGGCGAGCTCGCCGAGGGTGGGGGCGATGGTCGTTAGGGCCTCACCCAGCACACCGATGAGCTCGGTGGCGACGGGCACGAGCTCGGCGCCGACGCCTGCGGCCACGTCCTCGAGGCTTGCCTGCAGTATTTTCAGCTGGTTGGCGAGCCCGTCGCTGGTGCGTGCAGCGTCGCCCTGGGCGGTCGCTGTCTTGTCCATTATGAGCGCATAGCTCGCCTGCATTTTTGCGTTCGCATCGAGGGCATCGCCCTGCTCTATTAGCCCGAGCTCTAGGGCTTTCGCCTCGAGCTCGGCCTGGTTGAACGCTGCGCCCAGTGACTTGAGCGGCTCGGTTTCGCCGAGTAGGCCCGCTCGTAGCTTGTCGAGGGCCTCGGTCACGGGAATGTTGTTGAAACTCGACAGGTCCTGGGCGAGCTCGACCATTTCGGTGGACATGCCAGCAGCTGCGTCAGCCGACAGGCCCTGGCTCACCAGCAGGTTGCCGAACGTGCCCACAGCCTCGAGCGCTGCAGCCTCGGACAGCAGAATGGTGCCCTCGGTGCTCTTGCCCCATTCCTCGATGGCGCCAGCGCTGTCGCCGAACACCACCTGCACTTTTGAAAGGCTTTCCTCGAGGTCGCTGGCAGCTCCCACTGCCTTCACCCCGAACGCCACGCTGGCAGCACCAGCTGCGGCCATCGACGCTGCGGCTACGCCGCCGACCTGGCGGGCTACTGCGCCCACCTTGCTGTCGGTTTCCTGCTCGAACCCGTCTGTATCTGGCCGGATGCGAACGAACGCCTCGCCGATGGTCGCCACCTAGCTCACCTCACCCTGCTGTGCGGGCGCAGCGATATGACCACCGACCAGTGCGGCGAGGGCTTGGGCCTCGAGCTGGCGGCGGTCACTGTTGAGCTGTGCTAGGTCGTTCGCTGGTGTTGTCATGTATTCCTCGAGCAGCTCTCGCTGTTCGTCGTCTTTTGCCGCCCGATACATGCTCACCCAGCCCAGGCTGCAGAGCTCCCTGGCGGTGAGGCTGAGCGGGCTGGGTGAGCCATCGGCTAGGGCTTTCCCTTCGAGGGTGTCCCAGTGTCGGGCGATGAACCCGAGGGTGCCGAGGGCGGCGTGGTAGGGCGGCCTGTGGCCTCCTCCGTGATGTATTGCACCACCTGCAGCAGCTCCTCGACGCCCAGGCGGGCCTCGGTAGAGCTCGAGCGGAACCTGGGCCACTGTTCACCCAGGACTGCCTGCAGGTATCGCAGGAACGCTGCCAGGCGGGCATGCTCGCTGCCGTCGTCGGCTGTTGCCTCCACGGCCAGGTCGAGCACTGCCATGCCTGGTACGGGCCTCGCCACGCTGAACGGCTGGGGGTCGCCGTCCACGTGGAACTCGACCGGCGACAGGGCAGCATCGGCCTGTGCTGCTCTGAATACCGGCGCCGAGCTCATCTCAGACCAGCCCGCTGCTGTTCGGGTAGCACGTGAACAGCGAGCCCGAGCTGGGGGTTTCCAGCGTGAACTCCACGGGGATGACCGTTTTCTGCGGGGCCTTGCGGCGTGCGATTTCGAGGCTGCCTGTCTGGTAGCAGACGGGGAACACCCAGCGGCTGTCGTTGTCGCTGTCGAGCACCAGGACGATGCGCACCTCGCTGCCAGGCGCTGCTGGCGTGATGGCGGCGGTGGCGTCGTAGGTCGGGTCGGTGGTGTCGGTCACGCCCTGGTTGAGGGCGAGCAGCAGGTTGATGTTCGACGCCTCGGCCATTTGGAACGTGACCCGAGCGGTGACCTGGGTGGTGTAGTTGCGCACGGCCTCGAGGGACTCGGCGACGTACACGGCCTCGGTGGTCGTTTCGTAGGTGAAACTCGAGCCGTCCTCGGTGTAGCCGATTTCGGCGAACGCCGAGCCGAGCGAGCTGGTCGCATCGGTCGGCAGGGTCGTGCCGCTCGGGGCGGCGTACAGGGTCCCAGGCCCTGCGATGACGTTGCTAGCGGTAGGCATGGCAGCCTCTCTTTCTGTTAGGTGGAACGGTCACCCGCAGGGCGCAGGTACACCGTGGTGTCGAACAGCACACGGGGGCGTGCTGGCGAAAATGTTTCGTCGGGTTGGTATCGGGCGGCGCCGAGCTCGACGCCCTCGCAGTAGCCGAGGCTGGCGTGCAGCCCTCGAGCTCGAGCAGCGAACACTGCACGCAGTGTTTCGGCGACTTGCCAGGTGGTGGCCTTATTGCCGCCCCACACGTCCACCTGCAGGTCGGCCCTGTCCCACAGCAGGCCGTCGTCGGTGAGCTCGGGGGCGCCACCGATGCGCTGCAGGCGCACCAGCGGGTAGGTCTTGTCCTGCGGCAGCGACGTGTAGACACGGCTGCCGACCAGGGCAGTGACCTCGGCCTGGTCACGCAGGAACGTGGACACGAGCCGCTCGGCATCGGGCAGTGTGCGCAGGGTCATGGGCCTGGGTCCTTGAATCGCAGGCCGCTGTCCTCGACGCCTCGACGCATCGGGCGGTATGCGGGGCTGTCCACGCTGCCGTACTCCACGATGTGCCAGAACGGGTCGCTGGTGGTCACCTCAGCGGTGGCCACGCCGTCGTAGTCACCAGCTGGCTGCGACCCGATGCTGCGGCGGTAGTAGCCGGTGCGCACGGGCGCCTCGTTTCGCACGTTGTCGGCGACGATGCGGGCAGCGTCCTGCATGCCCTTGCCCATGCCTCTCGAGCTGTAGAGCTTGTCGAGGCCACGGCGGTCGAGCTTGAACGGTCGGCGAGCCATTAGGCCACCAGCCTCACGGCGACCTCGAGGTGGTCTACCGACCCGCTGCGGGCGTCGTAGATAGCTCGGGGTGGCGCATCGACCTCGAGCACGGTGCCGTCGGTGAGCGTCACCCTCGAGGTGGTCGAAATGTTGTCGGCGTCAGCTGCTGCCAGGTACAGCGTCCAGCTCGAGGTGGCGACCAGGCCGCCATCGGCGGTCGCCTCGCTGGTAGAGCCAGCTGCCAGGTAGCAGCTGGTCGAGGTGGTGGTGCCGGTGTCGTAGTCGGTCACCACGTCGCCGTACACGTCGGTGGTCGTGCCTGGCTCGGCGATGGTGCAGGCGATGTTCAGCAGCGGGGCGATGGTCACAGGTCCCACCTGCCCTCGTAGTCGGCCTGCTCGGGTCCCACGTCGCCCACGTCGGGCCCCTCGTATGCGACCCCCGAGGGGGTGCGGTGGCTGCCGTAGCGTGCTCGGCGGTACTGGCGCAGAACGGCGAGCTCGAGCTGCGTTAGGGGCAGCCCTGCGCCGCCGCCAGCCTGCACGATGCTGTAGGTGCCCATCATCTGGCTGGTCACGCCAGGGTTGGCCTGCGACATGCGGGTGGCCACCACGTCCACGAGCTCGGACACAGCGGTGGGCAGTGTCTCGGGCAGTCGGGGGTATTCGGCTCGGATGGCGGCCAGGGCGATGGCCGACCAGTCGGTGGTGGTCACTGTCGGGGGCTTCCTTTCGTGACGTGGGGGCGGTTTCGGTTGTCTTGTTCAGTGCCTGGTGTGCTGGGCGGGGGCTGCGTAGGGGGGAATGTTGCGGCCCCCGCCCTGCACGTTCAGGCCCTCATCACGGGGTGTCGGGCTGCGTGTAGGCGCCGATGGGGACGGTGCCGCCGAGGGCGTTCACGCCCTTGTTGAGCGCCCAGCCGAGGCGCATTTTCACACGCAGGGCCACCATGTCGGACTCGGCGAGGTTCACGCCGTCCACGGTGGCCTCGGTCAGCACCTTGTAGTCCATGTCCGAACGGACACCGACCACGCAGCGGGACGCATCGACAGCGACGGCGTAGGCGCCAGTGTCGGCTGCCTCGGACCAGGCACCGTTCGACACGTAGGCGATGTCGGCGCCGTAGACCTGCTCGGCGGCGGTGCCGTTCGCCAGGTCGCTGTAGATGAACTGGCCGTTTGAGTCACGCAGGCCACGCAGGCGGCTGCGCATCGCTCGACCCATGAACACGTGGGACACGTCGAACCCAGCGCCCTCGACCTCGGCAAAAGTGTTGTTGAGGTCGTCGGCGAGGTCCTCACCCGAGCCGCCCGACACGACACGCTGGCTGGCGGTCTTGGCCTGGGCGAGCAGGTCGTTCGACCAGCTCGAGGGCTTGGTGGTGGTGCCGAGTAGCACGGCGCCGTCGATGACCTTGCCGAACGCCTCGCCGATGAGCGGGCGCATGTAGTCGAACAGGTCCACGGTCGAGTCCTCGATGACCGACTCGGGGATGGGCACGATGGTGGCGATTTCCTCGACGGTGATGGTTTCGTTCGTCCACTGTGCCGAGGTGGTCGGCTTTTCGTGGCCAGCCGTCGGGTACTCGGTCACGAACCCAGCGGTGGGCAGTGCCGACAGCACGGGCATCTTCGTGACCTTCGTGCCGAGCCGGATGGTGCGGAACGTGGACAGGACGGCCGAGGCGGCGACAGTTGAGGCGAGGAACTCGTTCGAGTAGTCCTCGGGGATGATGCCAGCCACGTCACTGCGGCCGGTTGCGGAAAAGGCCACGACGGGCCCCCTTTCGTTCAGTGCTTACGGGGTGCGCCCACAGGGCCTCGGCCCGATATGTGGGGCCTACCGCTGGGCCACAGGCCCGAGCTCGTCACTGACGCTAGCTAGGCATGCCTGGGGCTGTCTATGGGGTGCCCACTGAACCTCGAGGTGCCCGAGCTCGACCACGGCGACCACTTAGAGTGCGGCCGGCCACGGCCTGTCGGCCACGTAGAGCGGTCAGCCGCCCCGCACTGCCTGGCGCAGGAAATCGTGGAACGTCGAGCCCTCGCTGTCGGCGTTCACGGGCCCAGGTGGCACAGCTGGCGCTGAGCTCGGCACGCTGCTGCGCAGCAGGTAGGGCTTTCGCTCGGCGAGCTCGGCGACGGCGGTGCGCACGGCGTCGTCGTCCTGGGGGTCGAGCCCTGCGAGCTCGAGCTGGGTGGTGGCGTCGCTGGGGTCCACGAACCCTGCAGCGGCTGCTGCGGCCTCGACACGGGCGGCAGCGAGCTGTCGCTGTACCTCGCCGAGGGCCTCGGCTCGTGCCTCGGTGCGGGCTGCCTCTAGCTGGCGCTCGTGGTCGCTGAGCTGTTCGACACGCTGAGCCTCAGCTGCAGCCTCGATTTCGTCCAGGCGTTTCTGCAGCTCACGGCGCTGGCGTCGTTCCTGTTTCAGCTCATCGAGCACAGGGTTCGGCTGTTCGGCCTCGAGCTCGTCGGCGGGCTGCTCGGCGTCGAGCTGCTCGGTCGGCTGTTCGGGTGCGGTGTCTGTCATGGGTTCCCCCTCGTGGGTTCGTGGTGTGGCTGCAGCTGCGGCGATGTAGAGCTGGTGGCGTTCACTCGGCAGCTGGCTGCTCGAGCTCGGCGGCGGCCTTACGGGCGGCGCTCACCTTTTTGGCGGGGGCCTTCCTGGCGGCTTTTTTGGCGGGGGCCTTTTTGGGCATGGCCTCGAGCTGGGCTGGGGTGTCCATCACCATGAGCTCGCCACGCACTGCGTCGAGCCCGTCGGCTGTCTGGGTGCCCTCGAGCTGCCAGCGCACGCCACCCATGCCACGCACCTCGCTCAGTGCCTTGCGGGGCGACATGCCGCTGCGCAGGGCGATGGCGAGGCCCTGGCCGAGCCAGTCGAGGCGGGGGTGTGCGTGGTCGAGGTGGGTGGTGCAGCCGCCCAGCGGGTCGTCGGGGGCTGGGTTCGTCGCTGCCCACAGTGCGCCGACCAGGGTGCCGGTGTCCATGAGCGGGGCCCACAGCAGTGAGCTCGGTGGGTTCGGGTTAGCGCCGCCAGGCGGCAGGTCGTGTTCAGACATGCGCACAGGCTATGCCTAGCTAGCCCTGGCTGTCACTGGTCTGCTCGAGCTCGGCGGCGAGCTGGTAGACGACGGTGCCTACCTGGTCGGGCCGCACCTCGAGGTGAGAGCTACCCAGCACGATGTCCTCGGGCACGCCGTCGCCGTCGGGATAGGCGGCGCACAGCCAGGGCTCGTCGGGGTTGAGCACCTGCAGGTGTTCGCAGGTCATACATGGGGGCACTGGTCCGCTCGGCATCGGTGTGGGTCCTTTCGTGGGTCAGATTTTGCGGCGCACCCGCTGAATACCCAGCTCGGCGTAGGCAGCTCGGGCTGCGTCGTCCTGGCGGGTGAGGTACTGGGCCAGGCTTTCACCCTCACGACGTGAGGCCAGGGCCAGGTCGGTCGGGGCGCTGGTGATGGTAGCCCTGCCGTCAGCGAGGCGGTCGAGCGCCTCGAGGGTGGCAGAACGCTCAGCTGGCAGCACGCCGAACCACTGCGCTGTGTACGCCTCGGCGTATGCCTCTCGCACGTTTTTCTGTGCGTACACGCTGACGTAGCCGCTGTCCTTTTTCAGCTGGTGGTCGATGTCATCGAGCAGGGTGCTGATACGGCCGAGGCCGCCTGTGGGCTCGAGCACCTCGATGCCCTCGAGCACGACCTGGTGCCCGTCGGGCATCGCTCGGCGAACGTCAGCGACACGGGCAGCTATTTGGTCACGGCGCAGATAGTCCACGGCGTGGCCCCACTCGTGGGTCAGCGTGTATTCGTCCACGAAATCGGGCAGCTGCACCGACCACGCCTGGGCGTACTCGCCGCCCACTTTCGTGCTGCCCCTGCCCCGAACCCATCGCTGGTGCGCCTCGCTGTATGTCTCCATGCCGTCGAGCTTGCTGGCCCTCATGGCTGCGGGGTCACGGAAAGCTGCGCCGAGCGTGATGGTGTTTTTATCCACGTACCCCACGTCCCGATAGGTACGACCTCCGTGCGCATACCAGGCATATGCGGTGCGGTCGCTGTCAGCTGGTGCGAGCTGCACTCGAATGTCGGCAGCTACGTCAGGGTGACGGGTGGCGAGCTGGTCGAGCTGGCGCAGCGTCGTGTCGGCGAGCTCGTCGGGCAGGTCGTCCAGGTCGAGCTCGATGCCAGGGTGAGCCTGCCGCAGGAAATTGACGGCCTCGGCGGTGGTGGTGATGTCGTCGGGCCACGGGTCGCCTGGCTTGTACGAACGCACAGCAGCTGGCGCCTCGGGTGGCTCGAGCGCTGCGGGTGTCTTGCTGGCACGCTCGTCTATGACCTGCTCCCAGCGGCCTCTCGAATACTGGCCGAGGGTGGCGCTGTCGCTGGGTACTGCGAGGCGCCAGGTGCAGCGGCAGAACGCATGCCACTGGCCGCTCACGCCGTCCTCGCTGTAGAGCCTGTCGGCCACGACACGGCACCAGCCACAGGCTCGACCGTCGGGCACTCGCCTGTAGTTCAGCACCTTGCGGCCACGGCGCCGTCGGCTGTCGTAGTCGTCGGGCAGTGCGTTCGCCACAGCGTCAGCTCGCTGAGCTCGAGCTGCCTGCTCGGCTGAGCGGGCAGTGGTGGTGGTGAGCCTGCGCACGTAGCCGCTGGTCGTTTCGAGGGCGTCGGCGTAGTCCATGCCCTGGCTCAGCAGCTTGTTCATCCTTTTGGGTGGGGCCTCGAGCACAGCTGTGGGCGGGTCGAGCAGCGTGGGCGTAGCGGGCGGTAGCTCGGCAGCTCCCAGAAACGCCGCCTGCGTGTCGAGCCATCCTGTGGCTAGGTCCGCAGCTGTGACCTGTATGCCCTCGATGAGCGGGCGGGCCTCGAGCGCCCAGGTAGCTGCTCGGGTAGTTGAGCCGCCTGCCTCATACCACACGCCGGTCATGGCGTAGTCGGCACCGTCCAGCAGCAGCTCCCACTGGCGGCCGTAGTCACGGGCGAGCTCGTCCAGCAGCTCGGCGAGCTCGTAGGGGTCCACGGGCTAGCCCTCGGCGGGCTGCTCGGGCACCTCGGTCACGTTCCCCTCGGCACCCTCAGCGATGGGGGCGTTTTGCACTCGACCAGTGCGCAGCAGTGTCTGCAGCGTGTCGGTGCCTCGCATGCTGCGCCAGCGGGCCACCTCGGTCGGCGTGGTGTTCGGCATGCGTTCCCACAGCGCCTCGAGCGGCACCTGCAAGCTCTGCATTTTGGTGAGGGCGTCCATGCGGGTCGCCTCGCTGATGTTCTCAGGGTCAGCCCACACGACCTCGAGCTGGTCGAGGCCGTAGCCCTCAGCGTTCGGTGCAGGGTTCGTGCCAGCGAGCTCGAGCGCCAGGCGCAGCACGTACTCCCAGCTTTCGCCTGTCGAGCGCAGCCTGTCTTTCACCTTCGCCACCAGGCCAGCCTCGGCGGCCTTCAATGCCTCGGCGCTGAGGTTCACCATCGAGCCCAGCAGGTAGTGCGGCGGGGTACGGCTGACACTGGCCAGGTGCTGTACGTCCTGGCTCACGGCGTCGATGTACGGGCGCAGGTCGGTGACATCGAACGACCCAAAAGCGGTGTTCGGGTCCTCGGCGACCAGCAGCCGGTCCACGGCCACGTCGAACGGCTGCACAGGGTTGCCGTCCTCATCCTCGGGGACCTCGAGGCCAGTGGCCCAGCGCTGACGAAACGCTGCATACTCGCCAGCGAGCAGCCGCTGCGCCACGGTGGTGTTCAGCCTGTCCACCTGGGTGAGCAGGCCGTGCAGCTCGCTGCGGCCCTTGCCGTCGGTGCGCATCCTGTTGGCGAACGGCACCACCAGGCAGCGCCCTGGCAGCGGCGAGGGCTCGGGTGGCCCGTCGGGTGCCCACTGTTCGTCGGCAGGCATGCCGCCGTCGTTCCTCGAGCTCGCCCTGTAGCGCTGCACCTCGTCCTGTGTGAACAGCCACGCCTCCCAGGTGTCGCTGAGCGGGTCGTGGTACGCCTTGAGGGCTGCGCCGACACGGCGAGGTGCACCAGGGCGCCACACGTGGGACACCTGGTACGGCGACTCGGCAGTGATGCGCACGCCGGTCGGGTTCGTTTCGTCGGGCCACACCATCACGTAGGTGAGGCCGTACACGAGCTGGTCGAGGTGGACCAGGCCCTGCTCGGCGTCCATGCCCGAGCCCTGCCACAGCTCCCACGCTGCGTCGTCCACGGCGGTGTTCAGTCTGAACCCCTCCACGCTCATGCGGTCGGCCACGGTGTCCACGATGAGGGCGGGCCAGTTGGTGCGGGCCTGCTCGACCAGGCGGCGGTAGCGCACAGCTGCACGTCGAGACAGGAACGGCAGCGGATGGTCGCCCGAGTAGTAGCGCTCGAGCTGGCGCTGAGGGTCGCGCCTGTCTCGCAGGTCTTTCAGTAGGCGGTAGAGCAGGGCAGACACGGGCCCACGGTAGCTAGGCATGCCTGGGCTGGTCTATGGGGTGCTCAGAACCCAGCAGCTCGAGCTCGACGTTTCGCCTGTGGGTGAGCCATCCACGAGCTGAGCGCCATGCTGGCCGACACCACGGCGTCGATGCGGTGACGGTCACGGCCTCGGTGAGGTTTCACGGGTCTGATGTTTTCGGCGTCGTCCTGGCGCACCTCGACAGCACCGAAACACCAGCGAGCCACAGGGTCGGCGCCGTAGTCGAGCAGCTGGCGCTGGGTGAGCCTGTGCAGCTGTTTCATCGGGCCGCTCATGCCTCGGTAGCCCTGGGCGACCTGCTCGACTTTCAGCCGTCGCACGTTGGCCTGCAGCCAGTTGGTCGTGGCGGTGCTGTTCCAGCGGTCGATGCCGAGGGCCACCACTCGCCAGCGCTCAGCGTCAGCTGCGAGCTGGGCGTGCACCTGGTCGTAGTCGGTCACGTTCCCCTCAGTGGTCAGCAGCCAGCCCTCACGGGCCCACACGGTCGCCTGGCCGCCTGTCATGTCGTCCAGGCGGGGCAGCATGTCCTCGGGCACCCAGTGGCGCCACAGCAGCCGCACGGCGCCGTCCTCGGTGCCGTCGTGGAACAGCCAGCACAGGCTGGTGAGGTCCGACACAGCTGCGAGGTCGAGGCCACCCCAGCAGGCCAGCCCGTCGTCGGGCTCGTCAGCTGTCGAGGGGCAGGCGTCGATGAGCTCGAGGGGCAGCCACCTGGTGGACTGCTGCACCCACTGGTTCAGCCGGAACTGCCGAAAAGCGTTCTCTTTCATCGGGTTGGCCTGCGCCTCTCGTGCCTCATCTCGCAGCGCCTGCATCGACAGGAACGCCTCGGGGTCACCAGCTCGGCGAGGCAGCGCAGGGTTCGCATGCCGCCAGCTGCGCTCGTCCCACGGGTCGGCGTCCATCGGGGTGTTTCGCATGTAGACGAACCTGGCGGGGTCGAGCTCGGGGTTCTCAGCGACCCGCTCGCAGTATTCGTGCTCGGTGTAGCAGAACCCGCCCAGGTCGCTGCCCGCCGTGGTCGCTGCGACCATGAGCGGCTGCGTGCGTGTACCCATCGCTGTGCGCATGGCATCCCACAGGCCGCCATCCCTCTGGGTCAGCACCTCGTCGAAAATGATGCCGTGCGGGTTGTGGCCCAGGTTGCCCTCGGCGTCAGCTGCCACCACCTCGTAGTAGCTCGAGGTGCGGCTGTCGCTGATGCGTTTCACGTGCCTGTTGATTTTCAGCCGCTTGCTGAGGAACGGGGACAGCTCGACCATGCGGGCAGCCACGTCGAACACCTTGCGGGCCTGGTCCTTATCTCGAGCGCAGCCGTACACCTCGGCGCTTTCCTCGTCGTCAGCCACCAGCAGGATGAGGGCGATGGCGGCGAGCAGCTCGCTCTTTCCGTTTTTGCGGGCGAGCTCGAGCCAGGCGATGCGGTAGCGGCGCACGTACTGCTGCGCCTCGTCGTCGTAGCGCACCGTGGCCATGAGCGGCACCACGATGTCGTCACGCTGCCAGCTGGCGAGCGTGAACGGCGTGCGAGCGAAACGGCCTTTTGTGTGCACCAGCAGCCTGTCGAACACCTGCAGCACTCGAGCCTTTCTGGCCGCACACAGGTGCTCGCCACGGCGACGGCAGCGGCCACCCGTGGTCGGGTTCACAGCTCCACACGTCGGTGGCTGCGGCGCCCGTTTCGTGCGGGCCGTCGAGCTCGAGCGCTCAGCCACTCAGCAGGCGAGCCAGGGCGGCGTCGTCGTCGTCGGTCGAGGCGGGGCCACGCCACGCAGCTCGAGCTGAGGGGGTCAGCCCGAACTCGAGGCTGAGGCGGTGAGCTGTGGCAGCTGCGTCACGCCACGCCTGGGCTGCGGGGTTGCGCACCATCGTGCCTCGCTGGCCCTGCACCAGCGGGCCGCCTTTCTGCAGGATGACGTAGGCCCTGCGGCGCTGCACGACGGCCTCGCAGTACGCAGCGAGGGCGTCAGCGTCGGCGGGGGTGACCAGGCGCATGGCCCGCAGCTGCTCGAGGGTGGCTGTCCACACCTCGAGGGCGTCAGCGTCGAGGTGGTCGGGCGGCACGGGCTCACCCTCGGCAGGTACTGGCTGGCCCTTATTGAGGCGGCTGGGGCGTGTCTCGCCCTCGAGCACCCGCAGGGCGGTGGGTTTCGGCTTCGGTCCAGGCTTAGGCATGGCTAGACCCTACGCCAGGCCCCTCGAGGCGGCCCCGAGCTCGTGTGTAAGTTGGGCCGAACTCGGCCGCAGGTTTTCGGGCAGTACCCCCCGGCCTTGCGCCCCCCTGGGGGGGGCGGGGGGTGCCCCAGGGTCGTGTGTGCAGCCTCGACGCCTGGGGCCGTGCCCCTGCCCGTGAGCTGCACAGTAGGCCCTGGGTGTGACGGTTAGAGCTGCCTGGGGGCCGTGTGCTGTTGAAATCGTGAGCTGCTCGAGCTCGAGCTGCATGGTGACGCCTACCCACGCCCACCCCTGGGGGGTGTTTTGTTTCTGCGGGCAGCGTTGCCCTCGGCTGC